TGAGATGTTCTATGAAAAATGTTTCAACTCATGCAGTAATCATAGTTGTGAAGAATGTGGAACTGACTTACCAAATGAATTTAGAGATGAGAATGGTAAGATATTATATAGAGCACGGTACAGTCATATAATAGCAAAGTCAATTGCACCAGAATTAAGACACGACATTAATAATATAAATCACTTATGCTTTTCATGTCATCAACTATGGGAGTTCGAAACAAGAAAAGACATGAAGATATATAAGACCAATAAAGAGCGATTGCCAAAGTATTTTAAGTAATTGTAAAAAATTTCGAACACGTTGATTTCCAAGCAGTTAAGTTTAACTAACTCTTATTGAACAACCGACCGCTTCACAAAACTTAATATAACGACTAAAACAAAATAAATTATGCAATCAAATTATAAGAAAACAATCGTCTTCGATCTTGAAACAGGAGGACTGTCAAACAAGTACAATTCAATAACTGAATTTGCTGGAGTTGTAGTGTGTATGGAATCACTTACTATAATAGAGGAATTCCAAGTAATGATGAAGCCAAGGCTTAATTTGTTTACTCGAGAAGAAGACACAACTAAAGAAGCAAAACAGTTATTCAAAATGCTTAAAGTTAAAGATGCTGAGACTAGCTTAAATACATTATCTTTTAAAGGTCATGATATTACATTAAAGAATTTAGAACCGCTTGTACATAGCTTAGATGAGTTTTATGAGTTTTTAGAACATCATGGAGATGTAATTGAATACGAAGATTTAATTAAATTTGAACAACGTGAAGATATAGGTGATATTGTTAAATTGTATTTTGATAAATGCTATCACCCACAAGCTTTAGAAGTTACTGGAATACCAAGAGAACTATTAGAAAGCGAAGGAATTGATTATAAACAAGCATTCGATCTAATTAAAGATTTATTCGATCGTCACAAAGTAGGTAACTCAAAACCAATTTTATGTGGACACAACATCATTAAGTTCGATAAGCCATTCATGAATATATTATTTAAGGATAATCATGAAGACTTTGATAAACATATCAATGATACACAAACAATCGATACATTGGAATGGGCAAGATTAAGATGGTTCGAAATGCCATCATATAATTTAAGTACTTGTTGTAATGAAGTTGATGTAGTATTGAAAGGGGCACACAGAGCTTTAGCTGATACAATATCAAATGCAAAATTCTTTATTAAGTTGATGAAATCTTTTAGAGGAGAAGGATCACAAGAATCAAATTATGTAAGAAGAAAATTTAGAATGAATTATTAACAAAACAAAAACTACAATTATGAAAAAAGTAATTATTAAATTAAAAGGCGAAAATACATACTGGAAAAAACAAACTTGCGGAACAACTAAGGATATAAACGAAGCTCATCATTTTCCTTTAGCTGAGGCTTCAGAGATTACACATTTTGCACGAAGTGTTGAAGCTATCGCAATTCCAAATGAAGGCAAAGTAACAATTAGGACTAGAGATAGGTATTGGACATCATATTTTGGAACATTTACAGATGATAAAGCTTTTGCAACATTATTTGATAGAGACTACGCAAAAGTGATGACTCGAAACCATAATGAAGATACCGTAATTGAAGACGCTAATGTCAAAAAATCAGTTTGGAAAGAAGGTGGTTATTTAAAAAGACCAATGGATGAATCCGAAGAGTGTGATAAAGTTAATCCAGAAAGCTTAAAAGAAGTTGCAGAATCATTAGAATTAATTGAGTGCGATTGTGTTTCAATGAAAAATTTTTGTAATTGTGATGGCCCGAATCCAGTTGATCAAGGTAAATTCGAAGGTATTTTAACATCTTTAAATAGTTTACTTGAATACAAAAACAAGAAGTATGGAAATGTAGCTTTAGAACCTTTAAACATATTTGCAAAATATGGTGGAATTGGACAAAGGCTAGATGACAAACTATCTAGAATTAAGAACGCAGAAGAGCTTCGAAAAAATGATATTGCAGACATGCTGGGATATTTAGTTCTATTATGTAAAGAACATGGATTCGAAAACTTTGATGAGTTTAAAGATTAATAAAGTATAATCATTTTATAAGAGTAGAGACAATAGGTTCTCAAATCCGTAAATGATTATACTTTTAAAATAAAGTAGTGACACCGAGCCAAAGAATACGGGGGTTAATGACTGGATAGTAACAGCTACTTTTTTTAATTAATAAAGTTAAGTGAAAGGTAAAAATAAAAGGCTACGCAACCGTAGATTGGTACGATCACTTGACTTTTAAAACAGGAGTTGGCAGATTGGAAATGCATGCGCTGATCACGTAGAACGAGGTTCGATTCCTCAACTCCGACTAAGATAATATTAAAACTAAAACTAAAATATGGAACAACCAAAAAGGTTAGCTAAATACCTTAAAAGCAAATTAATAAAATTTGAAATCTTTGATGAAAAGTATTTAGTACTTGGAGAAGATGATGATGAAAAAGAATTCTTAATTGTAAGCGAAAGTGCAATGATTATGGATGAGAATATGATGTTCCTTCCAATATCAGATACCGAAGTTGATGGATTTGTTTATTCTTTTTGTGGAAGATTTTATCTTCAAGATTACGAGGAAGGACAAACTCAAATGATTGAATTAATCAATTATGGAAAAGCTGTTCAAAATTTACCTATTAAATCGTTTCTTGGTATTCACTCAGGATATGAATTACTTAATGGAAGTGGATCATATAAAGATTGGATTAAGAAATCAAAATTTTTAGGAGTTGAAACTTTAGGTATATGTGAGAAGCATACTTTATCTGGAGCACTTGTATTCCAAAATGAATGTCAACAAAATGGAATAAAATCTATCATTGGAATGACAATTCAAATACAAGGGAAAGAATTATTTGACATTAAGGTATATGCATTGAACTTTCAAGGATGGTTAAATTTATTAAAGTTTAATTCAAAGATTAATGTAGACAAAGAAACTTCCATAGAGTTAGAATACTTAATCGCAAATAGACTTGGTTTATCTATTGTAGTAGATCCAAAAGAAATGGATTTTAACGAAGTTGAACATTTCTATTCAGATGTGAACTTTTATCAATTAGATACAACTGTATTTTTAAATGAAGATAAAGATATCTGGTTTATTAACAATATGGAAAAGTTCTTAAGAAGCGGTTTAAGGCCAATTAGTATCAATGATGCATATTATCTAGAGAAAGAAGATTACATAGCAAGAGAAGAGCTGTGGAAGGTTGGTAAGATCTTTGGAGACAAGACAAACAATCAATACTTTAAAAATTCAGACCAATATGCAAAAGAACTTATTTCAATGTTTGATTCTGAAGATAAAAGCTGGATATCATTATATAAAGAAGCGATAGCTAATGAAAATACATTAGTTGATTCATGTAACTTTATTTATGATACAGGAACAAGACACTTACCTGCATACGAGATGACTGAAGAAGAGTCTAAAAAATTCGACAACAATGAAGCATTATTTTTATATCTTTGTACAGAAGGTTTTAAAAAGAAGGATATAAAAAATCCAGCTAAATACATTGAACGACTTAAGAAAGAAATTGAGATCTTAAAACGAGGAGATGTAATAGATTACTTTTTAATACTTAATGATATTGTTAGGTATGCAACAGATAAAGAAATGTTAACAGGAATTGGACGTGGATCTGCAGGTGGAAGCTTAGTGGCTTACTTACTCGGAATTATTCATGTTGATCCCTTAGAATTCGATTTGTTATTTGAAAGATTCTTGAACTCAGGGAGAATGGGACATTTTGAAGATAGACCTAACTTTATTTATGAAGGAGAAAACGGCGAGACAATAGAATTGGCTGAAGGTGAATTAGCGAGGGTTATTAGAAATGGTACTGAGAAAATAGTTTATTGTGAAGACATTAAAGAAGGAGATGAAATAATTAAATACTAAAAAATGAAAGATTTGAAAACAATTAAATTAAAATTTAATAGTAATGCGGCTAATCCGTATCATACCATTTCAGCGATGACGGCTGATGAAACATTCGAACTACTTCGAACACACAACATAATGTTGGGTGAAGTTATTTTTACATTATATGATATGAGGATATTGATGAGCCTTATTACAAAATCAAGATTTGATTCTGGTAAAGATATCATATATCAAAGAGACTTGATTAAAGTTCTTGGTAAAGATGGTCAATTGTTAAAATAAAGTTAAAGGCTAATGGTTATAACTAAATGATTAGTATATTTAACGAAATAATAACAAATGTTAAAACCAAAATTATGAGAACAGAAGTATTAAATGTAAAGTACAAAGGAAAGTATGAACAATTCAAAACAACTTGGAAAGAAGAAGAAAAAGATCTTCCAGCTGCGAATATTCATGCTGGACATGTGTCTACTAAGTACACAAAAATCACATTAGTAAAAGTCATAAAAGATGGAGAAGAAATACCAATGGAAAAGATTGGTGAAAATTTTCAAGATATCTTAGTATGTGCTGCATATAGAAAACGAAAACAATTAAATAAACTAAAAGTATGAAACAAACACAATTTGAAAGAGTAAGGACTTGGGCAACAGTTAGAGGACTTTACGAAAAAGGAGATCCAAAAACACAATTTGTCAAACTGATTGAAGAAGTCGGAGAAACAGGAAGGGCAATTCTTAAATCTGATGAACCAGAAATCAAAGATGGATTAGGGGATGCTTTTGTAGTGCTAGTTAATCTTGCACATTTATGTGGATATACATTAGAGGAATGTATTGAAGAGGCCTTAGAGGTTATTGAAAAGCGAACAGGTAAAATGGTTGACGGAACATTCATTAAAGATGAATAGCACACCAATCATAGATGCAGCAAAAGAGATTTTAACAAAAGATGATGAACATAGAAAATATGGAGATCTATTAGAATCTACTGAAAAAACTGCCAAAGTAGCTTCGGTACTTTATGGAAAAGAAGTACCGACGGAACTTGTAACAATGATCTACATTGCTGGAAAGATATGTAGACAAGGTTGCTCACCAAAAGACGATAATTTAATCGATCTTGTTGGATACACAGAAATTTTAAACCATATAATGAAAAATAAAGATGCAGTATAAAAAAGACAACTCAGAATTTAGAAACGATCAACCACAGCCAGTGGAGTTTAAGAATCATTTAGAATCTATCAAGGCAACGATTTATCAATGCCCAACGATGGAGGATCTTGAAAAATACATTCCAGAATTTGTTTCAATAACTTGGTTACAAGAAATTGAACAAGTAGAAGCATTTATGGAATCACGAGGAATGACTCGTCGAGATGTGGTAATGGAAATGTTCAATTGGAGAACCTTGCCAACAGCATGGGAAACAATTAGAGTAACATTTTTATTAGAGGGATTAGACATGACAAATGTAACCCATACAATAAGACACAGATTATTCTCATTTAGTGCTCAAAGTACAGATCCAGTTTCAATGTCATCTCATCCAATTATGGAGAATGAAGCATTCTTAAAAGATCCTGAATTATTAGAAATGTCAAGAAGACTTTGTAGCGATGCAAATACACTTTATGATAGAGCTTTAGAAAAAGGTGTATCTTATTATGATGCTAGACATTATATGCCAAGAGCAAAAGAAGCTAAGTATTTTATGAGCGGATCACTTAAAGATTTTATCATGTTTGTGAAAACAAGAATGGGTGTTCAAAATCAGCCTATCTCAGATAACGTTTTAGCGTTGAGAGTTAGACAAGCGATTTTAGAAAGATTTCCATTTTTAGAAAAGCAAATGCCAGTTAAACCAACCGAATGGCATTACATTAATGCTATCAATGAAAAGTTTAATTTAAACACTTGGCCGCCGTCAAAACACCACCAAGAAATACTTGATGAAAAAGGAATTGACATAAGTCATATCGAGTTTGATCATCATGATCGAAAAGAAGACTTGGTTGAAAACCGTGTTGGCGAAATGATTAAAGAAGCAATTATTAACAACGAAATTTAAAAACAAAAATTATGAAATATAAATCAGTTTATATTGCAAGTCCTTTTTTTAATCCGAAACAAACTCAAATTGTAGAAGATATTAAAAAGGCATTAAATAGTATTGGAGTAGACTTTTATTCTCCAAAAGATGCAAATTTATTCGAGAACTTTAAAGACATGGATCCTAAAGTAATTTTCGAAGAGAATGTTGTAAACATATTAAATAGAGATGCAGTTGTTGTTGTAACAGATGGCAAAGATGTAGGAACTATTTTCGAAGCTGGATTTGCTTATGCAAGTAAAATTCCAATCGTATATGTATGGCTAGATCGGCCAGAAGGAGCTAAGTTTAATTTAATGTTAAGTCAATCAGGAAGAACGGTAGTTGGATCTATCTACGAGCTTAAACAAGCTTTTATCCAAGGATTGCCTCAAACAGTTTTTATGGGACTTCAAGAATAATGATAGGCTTTAAAGATGAAGTAAGGGATTTCGATATACAGAGATCCCTTAACCTCCAAATGAATCCACTTTACAATTTAAAAAATATCATCAGATATAATAATGTAGAGAAGATTAATACGGAGTCGGTAGCTGAACATACATTTTTTGTAATGTCAGTAGTAAATGAACTACATAATTTTTATGATTTTAATTTAGGCAAAGCTCTTCAAATGGCTTTGGTTCATGATTATCCAGAAATTTATATTGATGATATAGCATGGCCAATTAAAAATGCTTTTCCAAAAGTGGCGAAAGCATTGAAAGAAGCAGAAGAAGAAGCTATTGAAAAGTTTTCTCCTAATGTCATAGAAGCATTCTTTGAATATGAAGAAAAGAGCGGAGTAGAAGCATTAGTTGTTTCTTTTGCTGATATGTATTCAGTGTGCATGTATTCTGAAAGCGAAAAGCGATTAGGAAATGCAAGTCATATAAAACATATCGCAGAAAGATCAAAGGCTGATATGATAACAAGAATGCAGAAATTACAAGAATTCAAAAGATAAAAATATGATAGTAAGAAAAATAATAGAATCAACTAAGCCAAAGTTGGTGAATGGAACACTACCAGATATTGATCAAGATTTATGTGGTAAAGATAGGGCTGAAATAAAAGCTTATATGGAAGCTCGTTTTGGAAAAGAACAAGTTTGCTCGATTGGAACGTTTTCTACATTTAGGCCAAAAGGATTAATTAAAGATCTTGCTAGGAATCAATCAATTGATTTTTCAGAAGTAAATTTAATCACCTCAATGTTTTGGGATGCTGATACTAAATTTATAGATGTAATTAGAAGGTCATGTACTGAGCCTAAATTGAAATCTTTTATAAAAAAGAATTCTGACATATTTAATATGTTGCCAACATTATTGGATCAACAAAAAACACAATCAATTCATGCTTGTGCAATGGTTGTATTTCCAAGTGTAATGACAGCAAATGAATGGGCGCCAATGAGAATGCAACAAGGCTTAATGGTTTCAGAATGGTGTGGAGGTGAATTGGATGATGCAGGATTCTTAAAAGAAGATATTTTAGGAATTAAGCAATTAGATAAATTTACAAGCATATTAAAATTGATAAAAGAAAATGGAAAAGAAGTTCCAGATATTTACAATTTACCGCAAGATAGAGAAGTTTATAGATATTTTGGAAATGGCTGGAATGGTGATGTGTTTCAATTCGGAACAGCTTCATTAAGTGAATTTACTAGATCGATGAAACCACAAGGGATGAATGATTTAATTGCAGCAAATGCATTATATCGACCAGGACCATTAGAAATGGGATTCCATCATACTTATGTAAAATGTAAGAATGAAGGAAAGATGGCAGATTACTTATGGGGAACAGAAGAGATCACGCAAGAAACTTTTGGACTTTTAGTTTATCAAGAACAAATTATGAAAGTATTTCAAGATCTTGGTGGATTAACAATGAAAGAAGCTGATGATGTAAGAAGGGCGATTGGTAAAAAGAAGATGGAAGATATAAAACTTTGGAAATCTAAAGTTGAAACCGAATGTTTAAAAAATGGATGTTCGGAATCTGAATTCAAAAAATTATGGGAAACCATAATTGAGTTTGCTCGATATTCATTTAATAAAAGTCACTCAACTGCTTATGCTATGACTGGTTACATTAGCCAATATTTAAAAGTAAAGTATCCAATTGAATATTGGACAACAGCTTTAGATTATGGTGGAGAAAAAGACATCATGGCATATTTATCTGAAATTTTGCAATCTAAGCAAATTGAAGTTAAGCCGCCAGATGTTAATAAATCTGGAAGCCATATGACTTCTGATCAAGAAACTTCAACAATTTTCTGGGGAATAGAATCTATAAAAGGAATCGGAGAAACTGCAGCTATTCAAATAATAACCGAAAGAAAAGCTAATGGTCCATATAAATCATTTGCAGATTTTTATTTTAGACATACTTTTAAAGGATCTAAAGTTAACAAAAGAGCTTATGAAGCTTTAATTGGATGTGGTGCTTTTGATGAACTTTATAAATTCAATGGTGAGGAAGAGCGACGAAGATTTTTACTTAAAAGATACAGAACTTTCAAAAAAGTAAAAGTTGCGAAACCAGAAAGAGATCCATATTCTTCTGTTGATATAAATCATCAATGGTGGTGGAAGCTTCAACAAAAAAGTTTAATTGGATTAGCAAGTATTGATTATGAACAAATTTGCGAAGACATGGAAATGGAAAGTAGATTTTGTTCAATATCTGAATTTAATCAAATGAATGATAAAGCAATTTTTAGATCATTTGGTGGATTCATAGTAGAATGCAAGATTGGAAAAACGAAAAAAGGAAAGTACGCTAGATTAACATTAGAGCATAATTATAAAATGCTAAAATTAATTATATGGCCAGAACAATATGAAGAGTATGCGGAGCAGCTTAAAAATTGTGAAAAGAAAATAATTATTTTTGATGGAGATTTAAAGTATGATGCTGGATGGAGTAAAAGCAATCAGTTTACAATTAAGAATAATAGTAGTTTAATTGTTTTATAGAAAAATGGG